GGCACTAGGAATGCTATAACTCAATTCAGCATCATCTAAAACAAAATTCTTTTCAGTGGACAATTCGAGTGTCAAATTATTCATCACAGACAAATAGGCATCACTTTTAACCTGCCTCATACCAGCCAAAATGGCTGACTTACCGTTAACACGGGCTAACTCAGCATTGGTCAAAAAGTGACCTCTTATGGAGGGACGTGAAGTAACTAATTTATAATTTAAACAAACAAGTGCAATATCAGTAGGGTGGTTATATTTATCAGTAACAGAAATGACTTGGGAAAGCGTATCATCATTAATGGGAATAACAACTTTACCAGTAAAATCAACAAGGTACAAAGGTTCAGGACTAGACATCAAAAATTTAAGTGTGGGTATAAAATGTCCACATGTCAAAATAGTGGTACCACAAACAAACCAACCAGTAAAAAAGGTGTGGTCTCGAACAAATCTCTCGCCTTCAAAACTACCTGAGCAAAAAGTATAAAGATTAGACATAAATTTATTAGTGAGCAGAACTTCAGTGCAATTATCAGCTAAACCTTGAGGAAAGGTCTTAAAAATACCATCATCAGTCAACAAGTTATCCATAAAATCAGTGGAAGAAGATTCAGGAGAAAAGAGAACACGGGATTCAACAGTAACAACATGCTGCTTTTTGGAAATAGCGTTAGGATAACCTTCTTGATGAGTAATAAATTTAGAATTAACCACACGAACATCAACAGGTTCTATCACAGGTTCAGGGACATCAGCAACTAATTTATTCACATAATCCAAAGCCGACTGTTTAATCTCGGCTTGTCCCTCAACGGAACCAAACCACCACTTTTTAATATAATTAACTGAAAACTTTAGGGCGGTGCAAAGGGCACCACCCGCAAGCAAAGCAAAAATGGCCTGTCCCAAAAGGGGGAGGCTACCTAAAATACTATAGAGTGTAAGCAAGCTAGAAGAACGTGAAGAAATAAAACTGGTCCAAGAAAAAGGTGCCCACAAATTATGATAAAAGGCTGTCCAATAATCCATAGAACCAAAAAGACTAATAAAAGATGACAAAGAAACTGAATCAGCCGCAAATAATTTGTGTTCATTTAAACCAGTAGTACCCTCAATAAAAGAAGAAGCCATATAAAAGGCATAACGTGGTGATTTTCCAGAAACAACGGAACTACGAAACATTTTAAGGAAAGTAAAAATGTGATCCTTATTTTTGTGATTCTTGTACATATCAAAAAAACTAGACGTATTCTGATAACGATAAAAGAAAACTTCAAAAGGAGTCAAATTCGACGCAGGTAACGAAATAGTGACATAAAGCTTAGAAGCAACATCCCAATCTATGGAAAGATTGTTGATATAACTTGCATCTACTATAGAGAAGAATTTAAAAAAACAAGATTCCCAAGTGGAAAGCATACCTGAAACAACGAAACCTGATAGACTAAGAGAAGACACGACACGCGACAAAGCATACAATTCAACATTTATAGCATCAAAGAAATTTTCCCAGGAACCAAGAGGGGGGTTAAGAGAACCAGTACGAGCAAAATCAACGAATTCACGAGCAGCAACATACAAAGTAGAAGGTATATCTAAAACATTTACACCAGAAGAAATTTTCTTTGAAGCAATATCCATAACACACAACTTAACATAAATATGATCAATTTCTTGACAACGACCTACGTGGCGGGATAATTCACCAGTATTAAAAGATTTAAAAAGATTAAAAAGTAAAATTTTCTTTTCATCAAAAGTTAAAACACTAGTGGGACCGGAATATGCATTCGCGGCATTGCCACAAATTGCAGTGAGAACTGGAACGATTGTGGGATCATAAGCACACTTACCTTGAAGAAAATCATTAGCATACACAACAGGATCTAAAGCATCATGAAAATTGGCATCTGAAGTTGGGGGAGAATATTGGAACCAACTTTTAATATAAGAAATAGGTCCCTGGCTGGTTGCAAAATGAGTTTTACAATCAGCACCAATGCTAACAACAGATTTGGAAAGTTCCACCTTATCGACAGCACGAGCCCTGTAGGCGGGTGCAAAAACATCGAGGAAACCATACCAATCGTAAACATTATAACAATCACGAAGATCATGAGCTGAACCATCGACGGAAGAAGTCAACTTATAAGAATAGGGATAAATAAAAGGATTAGTATTTTTAACCATTGGACGATCAGAAGTGCATTTAACATGTAATTCATAAACACTAGGATTAAGTTTACCTTCAATTGTGGAAGGCATAGCTTTGACTTTATTTTTATCTAATTTTGGAGAATTATCAACACGGAATTGGGGCTTAACTTTAACAGTAACATGAAAATCATTACAAATACGACGATGAAATGCTTCAGGATATTCTATTGAGAGAGCGGGCATACTAACATTTGAAGTAATAATAATCACAGAATAATTGGCAAAAATTTTGCCCTTTTCTTCTATTCCCGCCATATGCAAACTGTAAGGAACAATGTTGACGAGTTTAAGAACTTCCATAATTTCAGGATTAGGAGCATTAGCAGTATCAGTTCTTTGAGCATATTCATCATACCACAAAATTTTGTGGCCAGAATTAGCACCATCCCAATATTCACCTTCAACAATTCTCTGATAAACAAGTTTAGTCCATTCAGCTGGATCTACATTTTCAAGAACACAAATGGCAGCAGTGAGAGCAAAAATAAAACCAGACTTACCTACACCAGGTTCGCCTGTAACATAAACAATAATAGGTTCTAATCTTGGGGCTAATTCAACAGAGAGTGAGGCAAGTTCATTATTTTTCCTATAAACTTTATCAAAAGTATTTTGCAACATAGACACTGCAGGTTGGGGATAACGAAAACGAGAAGCTCTACCACGCAAAACATCACCTTGTGTCATAAGGACATGTACTTCAGCAGCATAGTCAGATGTGAATGTAGTAGTGTTGGAGGGACGTGTAATAACTTCAATAGCACGCGAACAATAATCGCGTATGTCTTCTGGTAATGAATCACTGACGGGATTGGCAACTCCCATCTTTTCGCAACAATAAGCGAAAGAAGAAACAAAACTAGCCTGAATATAATCGAACAAAGTCTGAACTGAACGAATTGAATTACCTACAAGAGAAGCGCGACGCAAAAACTTGTCAAAGTCCATAGAACTAAAGGAAACTCTGCCCAAAACGAGCATAGCTATAATAGAACCAATAAAAGAAAGGCCTTTCAGTAGGATTTCTAAATCGGGTCCCTGAGCGGTAGCAACAAAAACACTTTGGTCAGAAGGTCTAAAAAGATCTAAGGCTGTGAGAAAGCTGGAAGCTGAAGAATACAAACCAGAAATAAATTCAATAGTGTGATTAACATTATCTTTAAAAA